GCTGGCATCATGGCGGGGGCCGTCTTCGCTTTCGCGTGAGGAGGTGCTTTTGATAATGGCGCGGGCAGTAATCATGACTTCAGATCCTACCGGCTGCGGCGTGGCGCCCAGTTTTTTCAGGGTTTCATTATCAAGATTGATGCACAGCCCCCAGGGGTAATCGTCGCGGCTCTGCGTTTTACCGCTTTCGTCCTGGTAGGTATCGGTGCCGGTTTTGAGGTTTACGAGTTCCATAATGCGCTCCTGCAAGAAAGGGGCCGAAGCCCCTCTGTTCAACACCTGAGGCTTAAACGCCCAGCTCTTTACGCTTATCGGCGATACGCTCTTTCAACGTTTCGGCCTTCATGTTGCCGGGCTTCTCGTTGAAAAGGTCTTCGTACTGCTGTCGAAGCGATGCCAGATCGTCGCTGATAGCGCCGCTGGATGCTTCGTTAGAGCCATCATCCAGCACGGTCGCGGTGACGGGTTTAGCGTCATGGAAAGACTGGCCGTGCTTTTTCACGGCTTTCTTCTTGGCAGCCTCTGCGGCATCGTTGAGCGGCTCCAGTGCACTGCCCGGTTCGCCGTCGTATTCCACTTCCGCGCCTTCATCCAGCAACTGGTTGCCGATAAACGACAGACGCAGAACGCGGTACTTCGCTTTTTCCTGAGTCATTTACTTATTCCTTAACCAGTGATTTTGGAACGGGTCGCGTAGAACGTGGTGTTATTGCCATCCACATCCAGATTGATACCCGAGGTGAAAGCGCCGGCGGTCAGCGGCCCGGTGCCTACGACATAGTTCAGACGCAGATAGCGCTGAACACCCTGGGGGACTTTTTGGGAAACGATGCGTTTACCAGCGGTCAGCGCGGCCAGCGCCAGATCGCCGGAGCTCGCAATGGTCGTCCAGGTGGAGTTATCCGGGCTGGTCTGAAGGTTGATGTTAACAGTCGCGGCCCCGGCGGCGGTCGCCGTGGTATTGACGTTAACGAACCATTCCAGCGGCTCACCCACGCCGATGTCGCGGCGCGTGCCGTCAATCGGGCCAAGGTCAATCACATCAGTCGAAGCAGCAGACGCCGTAACCGCCTGTGATTCGGAGAACATCAACAGTTTGTCGAGGATCATCTCTTTATCTCCATTTATGGGCCCGTTAAGGCCCATTCGTTAATGACAGGCGTTACACAACGCGGGATTCAGTTTCCAGAATCGCGTCGGTTTCACGGATTGGGATGCCACGGAACGTGGTCCAGAATTCGCCTTCGGTCTCTTTGACGGACAGCGCCAGCGACGCTTTGTCCAGAGACTGGAGGTCAAGCGCCTGGGCAATGGTGCGGTTCATATAGAACACCGGTTTGCCCATGCCACGGTTCGGGATGCGATGCAGTGCGGCTACCATCAGTTTTACGATGTTGGCTGCGCTGCCGCCGCTCAGATCACTGACATCGATATTCGCGATGCGAACCACATAGCGCCAGTCGCGCAGAGCAAGGCCGTTATCCCACTTATAGTGGGTACGATAGCCCTGGTATTTGCCGCCATTGGCATCGATAAGGGTTTGCTCACCCAGATCCTGGTGCTGCAAGCCAGCTTTCTGGCCTTTCGGGAAGATGCCATGCACCGTGTTTTCACCCCAAACCACCAGCCAGATAGAAGTGTTATCGGTACCGGTGCCGCCAGCGTCGATAATGTTCTGACCGTTACCGGCGGATTTGCTGGAGTAGCGGGAAGAAAGGCCCATGAATTGCTGCGGGTTGACACTGGTATCACCGTAAAACAGCGTTTGCGCCATCTGCTGGTTCATGCCTTCAATGAATGCACGGTCTTCCGACAGACGAAATTCGGCGGTATTGCCGTTCAGATCTGCCAGCGATTTATCTACCTCTGCGTAGGTTTCCAGCATACCGACAGTATCGGTAACCTGCGCAGTGGTTGATTTACCCTGCGGAACGCCGTAGTTCAACAGTCGCCACGTAGCAGCGGGCAATCCGGTGCGGATAGTGGTGCGGTGCCCGGTAGGCAGGTTGCCTTCGACAAACGGCATATCCTGAAGGATCGGGTTAGTTTGACCGAGAAGCTCGATAATTTTATCAACCTTCCCGTTGGGATCTACGCGCTTACCCCAGTCTGCCAGCGTCAGCGCAGTTAAGCCTTTAACAGCCATGGTTATATCCTCTCTTAGTTTTTGCCATAGAGCACTTCGGCAGCACTACGCTGACCGGTATTTGCGGCGGAAACCATGTTGTCTTCCGACATGGCCTTACCGATTTTCACGAACGCTTTCACCAGTTCGGGGTGATTACCGAGGCCGGTTTCGTTCAGGTATTCTTTGAGCTCGGGAGTGCTGAACGTTTCCAGCGCCTGTTGCGCTTTGCTCAGGCTGGCGGTGAGTTTGTCGCCGCCAATCTCTTTGTCGGCTTTCACGTCCGCCGCCCAGTCCTGAGTTTGTTTCTGCCAGGCTTCCACCTGACGCTGCTGCACGCCAGCCAGGATTTTCGGGTATGCGTCCACCAGCTTCTGCGCCTGCTCATTAGTCAGGTTCAGTTCGCGTGCCACCGGTTCGAAGTCTTTCAGGGCTTCCGTATCCAGTTCAACGCCTTCAGCGGCTTTGAATTCATAGGTTTCCGGCGCGCCTTCAGGTTTTTTGTTTTCTTCTTTTCCGTCTTTCTTTTCGCCAGGCTTCTCTTCATCCTTTTTCGGCTGCTCGGTAGTGGGATCCGGCTTTTGCTCAGCGTTATCCTGAGACTGGCCTTCTGCCTGCGCCCCCGGTTGCTGAGATGCATCGCCCTGTGATTGCTCAGTGGCAGTCACTGCCGGTGCGGAAGCGGCCGGAGCTGCACCGCCATCGGCAGGCTGCTCGTTGCAAAGTCGGCGATAAAGTAAACGTTCAAACAAATTCATGATCACTCCTGTTTAGCGGCTTCATCAGCCATCTTCAGATAGAGTTCGGGGCAGCAGGTCATAACGCGCTGAAACAGCGCCAGCGCCAGATTGCGCTGCCCTTCGTTGAAAGCTGTGATATGCGGGTCGGCGGCAAAGCAGGCGGCAAACACCTTTCCCTGTTCAAGCACCTGCCACACAACGCGGCGGCCACGCTCGGAGCCCATAACAAAATGGATATCTTCGGCGTCTCGCTCTTCGCGCTCTGCCATGCGCTTCAGTTGTTCAGCGCTCGGCTGCTCATCTTCATAGAGGTCTGTCATTGCTGATTACCTCCAGCCGCTGCGCGGGTGAGCGCGGTCAGCGCGCTTGGATCTGACGTCTGCGCTTCGCTGAGGGTCTTGGCACCCTGCGCCGCTGCCATTGCTATGGCTGCGTTTTGCTGCATCTGTTGCTGTTGTGCGCGGTCCTGGCGGATTTTATTCACCTGCTCCTGCGGGAGAATGACCGTGGCTGATACGCCGGACATATCGGCAAACGTGTCGATAGCCTGATCCACGTTCAGCTTGTCGAGCGCTTCAGGTTTCGCCGCGGCAAGCTGGCCGATAAATGTCACGGTATTGGCGAGGCTGGACAGGCCGATAGACTTCTGCGCCTGCGCCATAACGGAGATGTATTCCACGCGCAGCGGCGTGCCGCTGAGCGCGTCCGGCGGCGGAGGAAGCATGTTCTTTTTCACCATCATCGAGAAAGCGCGGTCGATCAGCGGGTTCAGGCATTCGTCGTTGAGACGCTCCAGAACCGGACCGAGCATCAGGAGCTTCTCTTCCTTCATCTCAATCACGGCTTCAACAGGCATTGAGCGCGTGTTGATCTGCTGCAACATCATGAACAGGTCAACGAAGTAGGCACTGTTGATCACCTGCCGCGTGTCCTGAATGTCAGCCAGCAGGTCGGCAGTATTCGGGTTAACCAGGTAAGCAGGTTTGAAACCATCCTGATTGCCCATCTGGTCGATATACGTGATGTCGCCAGGCAGCAGGGAAACTCGCTGATTCTTCAGTGATGACGGGCCGACCATTGGCGGGTTAGTGGCTTTGTCGATCAGTTGTGACTTGCGCCTCTGCTCAAGCTGAAGGGCTTTAACCTGACCAAGGGCAATCATGCCAGGGCAGGATGAGCCGTAGACGTCCTCGCCGTTAACTTCCCAGCGCGGCGCCATGATGGGGAATTCGTCGTAGCCTGATTCGCGCAGCACTTTGTCACTGTCGCCGCCAACCTCGAAATAGACGGACTTATACAGCTTGTTTTTGCTGTCGAGCTTTGCCGTATCGCGGTTTATGTTCGGGAAAACAGAGTGCATCACTTCGATCCACTGCTCGTAGTTTCCCGACTCCCACATGCTTTTAACGGACGTGCTGACCTTATCCAGTCCAAATTCCATGACGATCTGACGAACGGTCATTGAGAACTTGCGAAAGCAGGTGTCGACGCTTCCGCGCGGGCTGTTTGCCAGCCAGTAGCTGCCAATCGGGAACATCATCGTACGGATAATGTCGTCATCATCTTCCAGCACAGCCATAGCGCCAGTGCCCAGCGTGCCCAGGCTGCCGTAAAGCAGGGGCAGTGACTGATAAAGGTTCGACTTATTGAACATATCGTTCATGCGGCGCTGCACGATTTCGAGCCACAGCTTAACCGGGCCGTAATCCATCATGTCAGGGTCAGGCGTCGCCAGACGGAACCACGGACGGGCCGGGCTGGTGATGCCGGACATCATGCCGCTGGACAGTGTCCGGTTTGCCATGGTCGCCGTTGGGTCAACGATTTTGGTGTTGCGCCGCTCGCCGCGATTCACCTCAGAAGTGAGGAAGCGTGATCCGCGAGGGTTGATGAAATCAGTGAGGTCGCGCCAGTGTGGATCGAATGACGACCGGTCATTTTCCAGTTGAGCAAACTGTTTCAGCAATTGCTCTTTGATGGTTTCGTTTGTCCCGGCCATGACGGTCCCTTACTGGCCCAGCAGCGTTTTACCGCTGGTATTAGCGGCAGAGGTGTCGCCCTGTGCGCCGGTCAGCAGAGTGGAGTTGCGGCCTGCTGCGGCACGACGGCGGCGCGTCTCATCGTCACGAGCCTCAACGACGGCGGCGTCCTGTTCCTGCGGTGCTGCCTGGATTTCCGGCGCTGCCGGTACTGATGGTGAGCTACCCATGCACATTTCAATGACTCCGCACGCGATTAAATTATTACCAATTTAACCACATAAGGATTATTTAGCGTAGGGTATTGACATATTACGGTGTAATTATTACCTTTTAGGTAACACAAGCACGCGCTTGCGTGGAAAAGCCAGACGAGAGGTGGAAGCCCTCGCCGGAGACGTAACCGGAAAGATGTACGGCGTATGGCACATGCGTCGCAGCGGCCTGACAGGTTCCTTTGTGGTGAATGCGCAGACTGATGCGCGACCGATGTATAAACAGCGCTCATGGCAAGCCGTAACCAATCGGCGCCTCAAGACAGTGTCACTGGTGGTGCGGGCGCTCCAACCAGTAAGCCGGATTCTCGGCCCGGCCACCACAACCCAATCACGCTTAGGACCGTGATAACGCAGTACCAGTGTGAATCTTGGCGGCACAGGTTTTTTTTGAATCCTTTCCTGATGCCGCCCTTTTTACACCAGAACGTCATCGCGATGGCTTTCTGTTGTAAACCCCGTAACTCCCATTGGTTTTAGTTAGCCCGGTTCGCCGGGCATTTTTTTAAGGTGAATATCATGATCGAGAGCATTTCTAAAGAGGAAACCCTTCCTACCCGTGAACAAGACCGCGCCGCCTGCATTCACATCCACAAGCTTCAGTGCCTCTCTTCGGTGCTGGAGAAAAACGCGGGTTTCGACAAAGCATTCGCAGAAAACATCGCCGAAGCGATCAACGCTGCGTTTGATAAAATCACTTATTGATTGCGTGACATGTCACAATAGCCCGCCGAGTGCGGGCTTTTTGATTGATTCAAGATGAACGGTCTATGTTGAACATAGGTCGTCATGGTTAAGCTAAGAACATTTAGGTGTCCTTGATTTCAAGGAGTCCTACTGGATGAACTAAAAAGCTAGAAATCTGCCTTTTAAAATGCCCACCATCAATTTTATGTAACTGATTCAATTAATAAAAAAATGAGTTCGAAAAATTCGGAAGGGTCGGATTTGAAATCCGCACCCTATGCATAAGGGTCATACTCCGTTATGGCTCTACCCTGCTGCCCATCCTGCCCCGGAATGCGCAACCGCTTCGCCACCGGGAAAGCAAAGGTCAGCAGCAGCGCATCGCCCTTGCCTGGAGATCGCCCGAGACGGTCTCTGATATCCTCTTTCGGCTCCATAACTATCTTGCCGTCCACCCGCACCTTGTACTCTGCCGCCGACAAATCATCAGCTGTTTCTTGGTCATCCAGCGCACCGCCAAGCTTAAGCCACGTTTTGCAACTGTTGAACATCTCACCACGCTTGTTGAGCATCTGCGGGTCAGTCGATGCACCGCCGAACGGCACAAGCTGCCAGGATCGCCCCCAGCCGTCGCCGATGGACTTCAGGCCGGTGCCGTAGCCGAAATCGATAAACACCGCGTCAGCCTGGTACTGGTCCTCGAAGTCAGCGATGCGCTTCGCCATAATCAGATCGTCGGTGGTTTTACTGCCAGTCCATAACACTTTGCTGTGCAGCCCCTGCCTCAGGTATATCACCGCGTCATCCACGCCGGAATAAGCCGGGTCAACTCCGATAATCACCGGAGCGTGCGCCACCTGCGCAGCGGTCACCACGCGCTTCATCGCCTCGTCAGTGAGACCTGTCGGGATAAACTGCAGCTCTGACGCATCCGGGAATATCCCGCGAACACGAACCTTCACGAAGTCGCTGTCTTCACCGTAGTCGTCCACCCATTTCTGCAACTGCTCTTTGTTCGTGCCTTCCACCGTTCTGCTGTCGATCTGCTTTGCCTTCCACCGGTGTTTATATTTGCGGAAACACTCGCGGAAACGACCGGTGTTACGCGTAGGGTTACCAAACGCCACCCAGATAATCTCTGTGTCTTCGTCCGTCAGCGCCCCTTCGGCAACCTCCCATACCAGATCTGCGATATTGGACGCTTCGTCGAATACCACGATGATGCGCTTACGCTCGTTGTGCAGCCCGGCGAACGCCTCTGTGTTGTGCTCAGACCACGGGATTGCGTCAGCGCGCCAGCGTTTATCGTGGCCCGGATCGTTGCTGTACATCGCGGTTGCAGTGGTAGTGAACCAGTCCCTAGTGATCGCCATGTTCGACCACTTGATGATTTCCGGCCATGTTTTGGTGCGCAGCTGGTTTTCGGTGTTGGCGGTCACAACAACCTTGCAGTCCTCGCAGGTGGACATGCCCCAGTTAATCAGCATCGAGATAAACGCCGATTTACCGATACCGTGACCGGATGCGCGGGCAATCATCAACGGCTGGTGCCGCGTCGCCGGGTTTTGAAGGTGCTCGCCTATTTCCCGGAATGCATCAGCCTGCCACTGGCGAGGCCCGGCAGCGTGCGCCAGTTCTCCGCCATCTTCGCCCCAGGGGAACGCGTAAAGCGCATAGCCAAGCGGATCGTGCGTAAAGCTGGCAATGTCTTCAACAAGCTGCTCTTCCGGTGAAATTGCTGCGGCGGTCACTGGTCACCGCCCTGCCGTTCTTTCAGGCGCTTCCTGGCGGCTGCCATGCGGTCGGCAATGGTGACCGTGCCTGATACCTCCACACGGTCTTTAAACGCGTTAACATCGACGTGCTTACCAATCAGCTCGAGGTTCTTCACCTTATCCGGCCATTTCACCTTTTTCAGGATATGTTCAACATCCTCAACAGAGAGATCCGCCTCGCCATTCTCTTTTTGCAGGGAGGCTTGTGTCGTCTTGATGGTCGCGATATCCATCGCACTGAGAGATGTGCGCCAGACCTTTGGCCACTCAGCAATCGGCTTCATCCCACCGTCGTCGTTGAGGATGTCGATCACGTCCATCTGGTCGATCTCCACCAGCCGGTTCAGGACATAATCCGCACTTACCTTCAGCCGCTTGTTGCGCTCCGCCATCAGCTCAGCAATCCGTTTCTGGATACGCTCATCACGCATATTCTGACTGGCAAACTTTGCGGCTGTCTTGGGTGAATAACCGGCATTAACTGCCGCCTGAGTCTGATTATCAGGGGATTTGATGTATTCCTGACAATAAGCTTCCTGGATAACCGTCAGAGGCTTAAACTGTGTTGAGGGTCTTTTTGCCATGGCATCCTCACTAAATTGTTACCGCAATGGTAACAGGATACCATGTTGTTACCGCTATAGCGCAATACCGTGTACTTTTACGCCGAGCTGTTCGAGGTGTGCGTCAAACGACATTCGCGGCGGCAATTTCTTTTCTCGTCTGGCCATGAAGAAATCAACCGCGTACTGGTAGGCGTAGGCCTCATTCTCAAAGATATTATCGGTCAGTTTTTCCCAGCGCCGGTGCCATAGGTATTCCGCGACGTGCCAGCCTGGCGAGCAGTACCACACAACAAAGACTTGCCTGTCCTGGTCAGCGCAGAGCACGGACGATTTCAGAACGTCGCCAGGCGAAAGAATGAAATATTTGGACTCAAGGAGATAGCGAATAATCATGATGCCTCCCGATAAATACTGTATGCATAAACAGTATAATCAGGAGGCGATTATTGCAAGAGGGGAGCGATTACGTTTCCGTGACATGTCACACTACTAACTTTACTTCATGCCATCCGCTGGTTACCCAGCACTGCGAATCACCCTGGCAGGGGCAGTACTCCACCGGGAGCCGATCGCCGCACTTGCCACATTGCCGGATGCCAATCGACTTAATGCGTCCACGGGCGCGGGCATCGTCCTGGCGAATCAACAACGCGATATACTCCGCCATGTCGTATGGGTCTTTGCCGGGGCGCCGGGCTGCGCAGTTACGCGCCAGCATTTCCAGCTCCTGTGCATCGAGCGTCAATTCTATCTTGCGCTCACCGGCAGCGGCCTGGCGGGCGCGCTGCTTTGCTTTGCGTACTGCTGCTGATTCAGGCATCACTCACCGTTACTTAGCCGCAGTTCGGCGCTTTAGCTTGTTAATCAAAATAATCATCACCATTGCGCGATGTTGACGCATTCCTGATGGCATTATTCTGCCTCCTGCTTGGGTGCTGCTGGCAGAGATTTAATCCAGGCTGCTGCCAATAGGCGTCTCCACGCATCGTTAGAATCATCCGCGCCGTAATCGATAATTGAATCGAACTCGTCCAGCATCGCAATTGTCGGCTCAACTGGCACCAGTGCATATCCCTCAGGCAACGTGTAAGGCTGGCTTATAGGTTCGTCTATACCCTGAAGCATGGCGGCGCGGCAGGTCTTCTCCGCCCATTTCTGATACTGCTTAACAGCGCTATCATCAGCGCCGTTACAATCAACCAGATTTTCCACCAGTTCACGCGCCAGCTTATTGAAATCAACCACTACCGGCGCGGGCTGCGGTCTGACACGAAATCCGGCCTGCATGAGCGCCATTGTGGCCGCGTGAATATCTGCCATTACCAGCGGGACCGAAGAGGTCAAATTTGATGACATTTTATGGATTAAAATGTCTTTCATGTGGTCACGCTGCACCTGGTCGTAGGTCACCGGCTCCGCATCTGCGCGGGACTCCAGCGCGGCTAGGGCGACGCGCGCTAGTTCGCGAATTTCATCGCCGTCTATATCGTCAATTTCATCCCGGCTGGAAATTTTAGTAAGCCATTCAAGGCGGACTTTGGTTAATGTCATGGGTTAGTCCTCCCCTTTGACAGCGTTCTTGCGGTTAGAGCGGCATATCATCGCCCAAAAATTCATTTCGCAAATCAGCGCCGCCAATACTTCAGCCCGGCGACGACCACCTAATTTATTGGACCTCCCAACGGCGCGTTTACGCTGGCGCATTATCTTTCTTGCGTGCGCCTCCTGCACTTCATCACGGCGCTGTTTTGATGCGTAAACGCCCTTTGGGGGTATCTTTCTTGCCTGTTTCTGATACGCGGTTAACAGGTCATGTACATCTGTGAATTTAGTCATCACTCCCCCTTCACTTCGCATTTGATGCCAGCGGCAAATAACTCTTGAGCTGTATCCGCCAGGGCTTTGTTGTACCATTCAGCCGCGCCACCTCCGACTCGTCCGCCCTTGTACATCAGCCACCCATCAACATCGGTGCGCTCTATTTTTGATGGCAGCGGGACCTTACGCGCTTCCAGTTCAGCCACTTTTCGCTGCGCACTCTCCAGCGCCTCTACCAGCTCCAAATAGTCGCGGTCAGTTTTGAATATGTGGCGCTCTGCCGTCTCCAGTGCGTCGAGAGTTATTTCCAGAATATCGCGCATCTGCTGGGCGTTGCCGTGGCATGCCTCGTCGTACCGTTCCCAGAGCCGCGAGAACTTTTCTGCATATTTTGGGCGGGCGGTTAGTTCGGTTGTGTTCATGCCGTGCGCTCCTTTTTCTGTTTGTTGTATACAGCCCAGCTCAGAGCATCGAGTTTGTTCCGTCCGGCCTTGTCGTACATGTTGATGCCGTCTTTGCAGGCGTGCTCTTGCTTTACCTGCGCTTCAAGCTCGGCAAGCTGCTCGTAGCTCAAAGTGGCAAGCTTGAGGCGATTCCAGCCAAAGTTGCGGATGCGGGTTGTGCTCACAACGCACCTCCATTGCTGTTACCGCGCAGTTGGGCGGCGAAGTCATCTGCACGCGCAGCACCGTATTCAACGCTTGATGTATCAATGGTGCTGGCGTGTTTTGCTACCAGTTTGCGCTCTGATGCTGCGAACATTTCCACACCCTGCGCCCGCACTTCAGCCAGGAAGGCCTTGTATGAAGGGATTTGCATTACAGCGAGTGACCGTATGATTTTTTTCACTTCCATCGGGCACTGCTCGTAGTGATCATCTGTAATAAACACAGCATCATTGTGAATATTTTCAATGGCGCTTAACTCAGCCGCCAGCGCTTCACATCTGGCTTCCAGCTCTGCAACATGACAACGTGCGTCAGCGTCGTTTGCTTCGGCTTTTTTAAGCTCAGCCTCCAGCGCTTCACTACGCGCCGTCTGCACGTCCAGCGCCGTAGCCAATTCGCTCAGCAACGCCGCAGCACTGCGCACATCAACCGCGCCGCAGTCGGCTTTTAGCTCAGATGCCAGATCATGCCCACGGCGTACTAACTCTTTGATAGTCGTTCCCATAATTACCCCCGCTTACCCTTTTAAGTTATTGATTACGTTGATATCAAAAAGGATCGTTATTTGATGCCACTTCCAAATCTCGCTATTAGCAGCGCATCAGCGATCGCCTGCCCTTTGGCTTTTGCGTCAAGAAATCGCAGTTCGGGATAAAGCTGAATTGCCCGGCTGCGTGCCGCATCCTTGTCACTGCCAATCAGCCCTGCCGACTTCTTCCAGGCCTGCGGCGTCACCAGCGTGTAGGGGATGTTCAGCCCCTGAAGTAATCCCTCAGCAACGCCAGCTGCGTGACCAAAGGTGAACATGCTGGCCGTTCCCTGCCCCGGCATGGCGCCGACTTGCTCGAGATATGCGTGGCCGATGTCGTAATCCCTAATCCATGCGGCCACCGCTGCGCCGTTCACCCTGGACTTTGTGCCGACCTTGATGGTTGGCATGTTCAGGTGGTCGATGTAGCCGCCCATTGAGCCAATCAGCACCAGCGCGCCGTTACATCCTGGGTCGATCCCTAAAAACATCGTCATGCCTTACCTCTCAGGTAATTTAAAACCACATAAGAATTAAATACAATAGATATGCGCATTATTTTTTACCTTGCAGGTAATAATCACATCGTAAAAAAATGCGCTCCCGCGCCGCTGGCATTCTATCCGGTAAAGCCGTCCGGTATGCCGCTGTAGTCCTCTGACGAATGACACGACTTAAACGCCTTATCCTGGCGTCTTGACACTCCTGCTGGCTGCTTATGCGCTCTTGACTGCTGAACACTGCGCGCCAGCTTTTGCATCCACTGATCGTGATGAAACGCCTTACCCTCTGCTTTCCAGTACGTCACGAAATCAGCGAGTTCTTCAGGTGTTACATCCCCGGCCAGGTTAACCCCCCATAATGCTGCGCGGCGCAGGAAATCATTATCTGGTTGCCAGTCCTCGCTCATGGCGAATTTATCCTGCGATCCGGTTCCGCCTGATGGGACATATCCATTCAGCACGGCGTTGTGTGCATGTGGTTCCGGGTCGCATCCGCTACCAGAGTTATCCACAGGCAAATTACGTTCGCTCTCTGTGTGGGGTTTATCTTTTATATCTTCTCTTCTCTTCTCTTCTCTGGTCCGCTTTTTGTCCGCTTCTGATGCGGACATTTTGCGGACGTTTCTCTTCCTGTCTGCGTCCTGCGCACGACGCTTGGCAGACTGTCCGTTATGGGCTTCAAAGCGCGGCATTACTAGGCTTTCGCCATTTTCTTCAAGCCATCCGACAGCCATCATTGCCCGTGAAAATCCCGGAAAGCCGATCAGGTCGTCGAGTGTGTCCGCGCTGTATCCGTCAAGAAAACCGTCTACAGAGTGGACATCAAAAAGACACCATGCGGAATGTAGTCCGCCAACTATCCGCAATCTGTCCGCTTTCAATGCGGACGCCATGCGGACAACTTTCGGATGCGTGTGCAGGTCCGCGCGCATTTTTATCCAGTCACCGGCCATAACAAACCCCCATATAAGCCCGAATGAATGCCGCAGCCGCCTGTGCGTTTATGGCATTGCCGTAGCCCTTCAGCCTGCCGACGCGGTTGCTGCTTGCCACTCTTGCCACCCTGGACTCGACTCGTCCCAGGCGTGCGGCAGCCCCATCAACCAGCGGGAATGTTCCGGGTTCAACTGGACGCCATTTGCCATCTCGACATAACAGCCAGTCCGCATCTCGCCAAAAACCGTTAACCTCAAGGGGCCGCAAAGACTGGCCGCCCAGCCAATTTTGTTCGGCGTTTCCCGACCATCCCCGCTCATTTGCACAGTTGTCGCATTGGTTATGTAGTTCACTTGCGGTGTTGGCCATCCCGTCATAAATGCCTGGCGCGGCAGTTGATCCACTCTGTCCTTCCCGTCCCGCTGCGCCGTCATGCCCGCTGAGTCTTTCCAGTCGCGAGACGTTGGAGTTACCCATGCTGCCAGTACTGCAAAGTCCTGTAGATTTGGCTGTCGTCCAGCCTCTTTCCGGGCGATGACTTTCTCCCAGTCCTGATAGCAATTCTTGACGTTGCTCGCTAACGGACTCGGCCACCCAATAGGCCCGCTCTCTGATGTGCGGAGCACCGATGCTCGCTGACGTAAACGGCACAAGCCCAAAGGCGTAGTCCACTCCTTCCAGGTCTGTTTGTACAAGGTCGAACCATGCGTTTGCGTTACCTGCTGCAACCTGTTCGCCAAAGACATGCTGAGGTCGGCACTCGCTGATGAGGTGGAAGAAAGCGGGCCATAAGTGCCGCTCGTCAGCAAACCCATCGCCCGTGCCTGCCGCGCTGAAAGGCTGGCACGGGCAGGAGCCTGTCCAGACTGGTTTATTGTCGGGCCATCCGGCGAGACGGAGGGAATGAGACCACACGCCGATCCCGGCGAAAAAGTGGTACTGGGTAAATCCGCGTAAGTCGTCAGGTGTGACATCTTCAATACTCCGTTCATCAACTTCACCCGGCGCGATGTGACCGCCGGCGATTAAATTTCGCAGCCACTGTGCGGCGAATGGGTCGATTTCGTTGTAGTAAGCGACTGGTTTCATAAGAATGTCCTGCGGCAGTAATACCAGTCCTGAACCAGGATGATGACAATCAGAATCAACCAGCCGATTTGATAGGTGTTTTCAGTAGTCATGTTGCTTCCTGGGCAGCACGAAGGGCTGAGGTAAATTCGTTACGGTGTTTGTTGGCGCTTTCCAGCGCACACTGAACACAGGTGCAGCTCAACACGTAACGCTCGGATTTATGACCGTTTCGACATGGCTTTCCGGTGTAATACTTGTTCAGGCCAAGCTTAGCGGCGGCCATGCGGGTGATGATTTTCACGTTTTAGCGCCTCCTTTTTTGCTATTGGTATTGGCTATTTTTGTCTTGCAGCAAAAAAAGATCAACCACAAACGGATAATTATTACCTTTACGGTATCAATAGATATGAAAAGACCGCCAGAAGGCGGCCTTATGTGCGATTGAGTGGGGATCAGGAGTAGAAAAACGTGGCAAGCTCGGGCTTGGTTTTAACCCATCCGTGAGAACGGGCAGCCTTAAAAAGCCCATCCATCAGTCGCTTACCGGGTAATTTCCGCTTTCCTGTCAGGTGGGTCTGAATGTAATGACTGGTGGTCCCGGCCTCGTCTGCGAACGCTTCACGCTCATCAGGCGTTAATGCCAGCCAGTGCTTCTTGAAATCGAATTGAGTGTTCTCGTTCATGACTATTGCCTGATATTCATTTCAGATAATAAATATTCACCCATCAGGTAATAAAAATCAAGGTTTGTTACCTTTCAGGTGCATTTACCCCACAGGTAAAATCGCTTTAAATTGAATCACCAATTGATTCACATCCGAGAAATAACTTTCTGACATGAAAAGCATCCACGACGTTCGCCGCGAAAACCTGAAAGACGTAATTGACCGTGAGTTTAACGGCGTACAGTCTCGCCTGGCGGAAAGAATGGTGACGCAACCCAACCTGATTAACCGTTGGGCGAATGGGAAGAAGATTATTGGCGATCAGTCAGCGCGCAAAATTGAGAAAGCTGCCAATAAACCAACAAACTGGCTGGACATCGACCGCAGCCTTTCCATTCGTGAAGAGGAAAGCAAAGTGGACACTGGCGACGCGTGCGAGCTGGCCGCCCATAACCTTCGTGCGTGGATGAGTGAAAATCGTGAACTGTCATCACAGCAGAGACTGGCAGAAGCATCCGGCATCAGCCAGTCTTCAATCAACAGGATGCTTCGCAACGAGGTTTCGATCACCATTGCGAACCTGGACGCAATCGCCGCGGCGTTCGGTCGTCGTGGTTATGAACTGCTGATACCGCCTGACGACCCGGGCGTGATTAAATACGACCGCTCACGTTACGCATTGTTACCTAAAAGCGAAAAAGACAAGGTTGAAAGTTTTATAGACTTTGTGATGATGCAGAACGGAAAAAATCATGAATAATAACCTTTAAATTCAGAAACTAAGCCGCCATTGAGCGGCTTTTTTATTGCCTTAATTGTTACCCATAAGGTAATTTTTTACGTTCATACCTATTGACATCAAATCACATACGCATAATTATTACCCTATCGGTAACAACGACGAGTAACGATCATGCAATGGAAAATCATTAACGGATGGTACTGCATCACGGTTTCCGGGCTGATGAGTTGGAAGTTTAAGAGCCTGCGCGACGGCATCGAGTGGGCGTTTGTAACCAGAGAGGCCTGCAATGCGGCCAATGAAATGGGTGAGGTGAAGTGATGACTTTTTCACAGATTCAGCGGCTGAAAAAAATCATGGCCGGTTTCGACAAAGACTATGGCGCCACTAAAGAGGTTGATGCGCGTCAGGAAGAGTTGGATCAGGCGGTAAAGAACTACCAGATCCAGGACGTTTTACGCCAGCGCTGGGAAGGTTTAGGCATCCGCCGCGAAGTGATTGCAATGGTGTTCGACGATATCGAATTCGAAGAAACCCTGGGCGCAATGATGCGGGAACTTTCAGGGATCGCCGCCCGTTACGACCTGGCCGACAAAATCGACAGCGCGAGGGATGCGGCATGATGCAGAACGCCGGCAGCATGGACAGAACCAAATACCTCGGCGGCAGTGATGTCGCCGGTATTCTCGGTATTAGCCCGTGGCGCACCCCGCTTGAGGTTTATCTGGATAAAGTTCAGCCACGTATCAAGCCAGTAGATGTTTCTAAGCAGAAAGTTTTCACGCGTGGCCAACGCATGGAGCCATACGTCATCGACCTGCTATCCGAAGAAACAGGCCTTGAAATCATTCATCGCGGAAACCGGTATATCCACCGTGATTATGGGTTTATCGCAGCTGAGATCGATGCGGAAGCGGCTACCGGAGAGAACATCGAAATCAAAACGGTTAGCCCGTTCAAGGCTAAGGAATGGGGGGAAGTTCAGACAGATGCAATCCCGGTGCATTACACGGCGCAGGCAATGCATGGGCTGATGGTTACAGGAAAAAAAGTATGCGTATTCGGCGTTCTCATTGGAGGTGATGACTTCCGTATCTACCGGGTAGAACGCGACGAAGAAACCATACAGGCCATCCTGGAAAAAGAAGTCGCATTCTGGGATCGGGTGAAAAACCTGAACCCCCCGGATGCCACCAGCGTCAGCGATATCGCTCTGATGTTTGAGAAGGATGCAGGTTCCAGTATTGAAGCTGATGGAAAGGCACTGGCGCTATTCAACAACCTTCGCGATATGAAGTCTCGCTTCAAAGAACTTGAAGATGAAATCGCCGTATCTGAAGAGAAGCTGAAGCTGTACATGCAGGAGCATTCAATCCTGACTCTGGACGGGAAGCCGATCTGCACCTGGAAGTCTCAGGTAAGCAACCGATTTGACCAGAAGTTATTCCAGCTTGAGCACCCCGACCTGTACGAAAAGTTCAAAACAGCAACGACATCACGCGTATTCAGAATGAAGTAAGGAGAAAAAATGTCTACCAACGCACTTAAGGCAGCAGCGACCGGCAACCAGGTTGCGCAACATAACGAGAAACCAACCACGCTGGCTGGACTTCTTGCAGACCCAAAAATTAAAGCGCAGATGGCACTGGCTCTACCAAAGCATATGACAGCTGACCGCCTGGCGCGTATAGCCACTACAGAGATCCGCAAGGTTCCAAAGCTGGCAGCATGCGACCAGACCAGCTTCCTCGGCGCAATTATGCAGTGTGCTCAGCTCGGCCTGGAACCGGGCGGCGCGCTCGGCCACGCGTACCTGATACCGTTCGACAAGCGTCAGAAAGTGAACGGAAGTTGGAAAACCGTATCGACCGAAGCACAGCTTATTATCGGTTATCGCGGGATGATCGACCTTGCCCGCCGCTCCGGTCAGATTTTGAGCATCTCAGCACGTACTGTCCATACGAACGACAAGTTCAGCTACACATACGGGCTGGAAGAAACGCTTGAACATTCCCCTTGCGAAACTGGAGACCGTGGCGAACTCACCCATGTATATGCAGTGGCCCGCCTTAAGGATGGTGGCGTTCAGTTCGAAGTAATGAGTCGCGCAGACGTTGAGAAAGTTCGAGCCCTTAGTAAAGCAGGCAGCAGCGGGCCATGGGTTGACCACTTCGAAGAGATGGCAAAAAAGACGGTGATCCGCCGCCTGTTTAAATACCTGCCTGTCTCTATAGAACTTCAAAAAGCAGTTGTGATGGATGAACGTGCTGAAGCTGGTCTGAGCCAGGATAACGCAGCAGTTATCACCGGTGAGTATTCCGTCGTTGATGATGAGCACCAGAGCCTGACAGTTGTTTCAGATACCGATCGCGAAGAAGCACGTGACTACGTCAGCGCAATCCTGAACAGCCTAGATTCATCCGCAGAAGACGCCAAAGCGATGTTTAAGCGTGCCGAAGATGAAATTAACGCCATGGCTGAAAAGTTGGGTGATGAGTATTACCAGGCATTTCTGATAACGCTGAATGATCTGCGCCCTGAATTCGAGTAACACCACCGCGGCGCCGCGTGCGCCGCACTTAAACCAAAGAGAGGTATCTATGAAAGGTGCATTGAGTAAGAAAAAACTCCTTGAGGTGGTGCCACTGTCATGGAGCACGATTGACCGACTGGAACGTGATGGCGAATTTCCTAAACGCTGGTACATCACTGATGGGAAAGTCGCATGGACTCAGGAAGAGGTTGAAAAGTGGCTTGACGATCGGAGGAAGAGCAGCCCGGAAGAGTTCCAGGGGAAAAAGCCACCGGTTGAGTTGAGGAAATATCGGCCTGTGAAGGGTGCATCCGTGAGCGCAGCAGCATGAGAACGCTAACCCGCCACTGGAAACGCTGGTCAGGTTGGTACGTTTATCTGGCCGCAGTATTCGCCTGGCTGACATTGCTGGGCGTCATCCTCACAACAGAAGGGTGGTTGAAATGAGCCAGTCAGTGAAGATGCAAAGATATCACCAGGACTACGCGTCACAGCGACGCGTGGAAAAGGTGATAGCCACCAGCCCGGCAGCGATGGAGATCGAGAAGAAAGCGCTGAGCCGGGAGCGGCAAGGCCAGTACCGTATTGCTGCGCGTCTGTGGCTTGAATGCCTGGATGTTGCGGTTGGCGAAGTGGAGCGTGCGCGGATCGCTATCCGCCGTGACCAGTGCATCACCAAAAGCAATGGCCTGCGCCGCGGTGATTACTCAGGCGTTTGTGCAACGTGCGGGGTGATCTATGACTAACGCAAAAGACAACATCCGCGTAGGCCGCATCATCATGGTTTACTCGGAGCAAAAACACGGATGGATTGCCCCGGGCGGCCGCGTGATACGCAATCCCCTTAAAGCCCAGCGCCTGGCTGAAGCAATAAACGGCAAGAAGGTGGCAGCATGACCGATAAATACACTCTTATCTATGCTGATCCGCCTTGGGTATACCGTGACAAAGCAGCAGACGGAGAGCGCGGCGCCGCGTTTAAATACCCGGTTATGAGCGTGCTGGATATCTGCCGCTTGCCGGTTTGGGATCTGGCCGCCGAAAGCTGTCTGTTAGCGATGTGGTGGGTGCCAACACAGCCGGTAGAAGCGCTGAAGGTTGTCGACGCGTGGGGTTTTCGCCTGATGACAATGAAAGGCTTCACCTGGAACAAATGCGGCAGCCGCCAGGCCGACAAACTCGTTATGGGAATGGGCCACATGACCAGGGCGAACAGTGAAGATTGCCTGTTTGCAGTTAAAGGTAACCTTCCGCCGCGCCTCAATGCCGGGATCATTCAGTCATTCACCGCGCCGCGCCTTGCTCATTCTCAGAAGCCGGATTGCGTTCGCGAGAAACTGGTGCAACTGCTTGGCGACGTACCGCGAATTGAACTTTTCGCGCGCCAGTCGTCACATGGATTCGACACCTGGGGAAACCAGTGCGAATCGCCGGCGGTGCAGTTGATCCCGGGAACTGTGAGCAGAGAGGTGAAAGCAGCATGACACGCCATGAAGCCGAACGCTATGAGCAAGAAAGCGTAATGCGTGCTGGCGGTATAGGGATCGCCACTGCGTTACTGCCTGAATGCTCAGCATTAGCACTGTTAACCGCCGTGCTGCGCAACGCGCCGCTGGCACCTTCTGATAACCAGGGGAAGATCCGCAATGAGCCTGAAACACCAGCTGCCTGAAATGCAGCAGCGCATGGACCCTGTGATGCTGGCAGCAGCTGCCGATGAATATGCCGATCTGCTAATCACCATGTGTCTGTGCATGAAGCTGGCCGGGCCCACCCGGGCGAATATTCGCGGCTGCGCGTTATTGCTAAAGAAAAGGCTTGTGACACGTCACAGCCAGTCAGCACTCGATAGCATCCTGAATAGCTGGGATCCTGTCGGGCAGTTTCTGAGCCTGCGCCGTGAGGCAAACGAGGCCGCCGCCAGCCATGGCGAACCGGCAGATAATTTTTTGTGAGAGAGGGAAGACGATGATTAAGGGGAGATTGATAAGCAGCCAACGTTATCTCGATATGGGTAAAGTCAATGATAGGGTATCGCGCTTTAAACGCTTCATAGTATGTGTTTATCCTGTAGTACTACGTGGTGTGCAGTACACCATCTTGATGGATGGGCATCACAACTACGCAGCAGCAAAGTTGGTAGGCGTTGAGCCTGATTATCGACCAATTACCAAAAAGGTGCTGCGTATCCTAAAGGACATGCCAGAGCGTGAACGTGAAGCGTTTTTCATCAACAATGTTACAGACAGTAATTATTACTATGTTGATAACGGTGAAGTTGTTACAGATTTATTATTGCCTGATACCAGTTGCAAATTTCAGGTACACATAGGTAATCAGTGGGTACTTGGTTGACTAACCCCTTCCTTCCATCCACTTCTCAAACTTAACCGGGGAGAAAGGAATCAGATCCGTGTGCTCCCCTGCTATCCAGGCATCAACCATGTCAGCCCACTGCTGTAGCATGTAAGTGCGCTGCCTGGCGTACTCCGCTTTGTTATACACCGCTCTTACGCCCTTCTGTTCGTGCGCCAGCGCTTTCTCTATCCAGTCGGATGGATACCCTGCCTCATGCAGAAGCGTGCTGGCCGTGCGCCGCAGGTCATGTACCGCGAAGTGATCAAGCCCAAGGCCTTCGCGCTGCGCTGTTTCTACCGTCGTATTGATTAACCTGTTTAATGCACCGTTGGATAGCGGTTTGCTTACTGAGTACCGCCCGGGAATGAGGTATTCACTACCACCAGCACACATTTGCAGGCCGACCATCAGATCCTGGGCCTGAGTTGGCAGATAGATTACGTGGGAACGACTGCCCTTCATGCGCGCCGCCGGGATCGTCCAGGTGAATTTTTTGAAATCGACTTCTTTCCAGGTTGCCTCTGTAAATTCGCTTTTGCGAACCAGCGTCAGCAGCACCAGCTTAAGCGCTAGTTTCATCGTTGCCATGGCCCCGACATTATCCAGCGTGCGGAAAAATATCCCCACCTCTTCCGGCTGAAGGCATCGCTCACGCGGTTTAAACATGGCGATCGATGATGGTTTTATGTCGGCCGCCGGGTTGAACAGTCCGTGCCCACGATCATTCGCGAACCGGTAAACGCTGCTGATAATCTCCCTGGCCTGGACTGCCGTCGCCCGGCCGCCGCGCTCGACTATCCGATCGCACAGATCGCGCACCATCGATGTTGTGATTTCCGCCATCACCTTATTGCCCAACACCGGCATTATGTCCCTGTCGATTACCGACTGTTTCATTGCCCGTGTACTGTCTGCCAGTACGACATGCCGCATATAGGCGTCGGTATGTACCGCGAATGTTTCGGCACCGCGTATCTTTTTGATACCGTCACGTTTCGCCGCAGACGGCGACTTGCCTGCTTTCAGCAGCTTTTTGGCGGATATGAGTTCCTCCCGCGCTTCTGCCAGACTGATACCGTCACGCCCGTACTGTCCGATCACCAGCGTTTCACGCCGACCGTTAATGCGATAGTCATAGCGGAACGAGACGGATCCGGACGTGAGCACGGCAACGTAGAGCCCGTCACGGTCAGAAACTTTATAAATTTTGTCCTGCGGCTTGAGGTTTTTCAGTTTTGTATCGGTAAGCAC